AAACGTTATAAAATCGACATGACTAGTTATAGTCCGGTATGGACTAAAACAAACGTTATGCCAAAGATAGGACATCCTAAGGAATGAACCACCGTAAAGCGTGGAACATGGTTAGTCCCCCCTAACCTCTGAAATTAGCCTTTCGATGGGGAACGGCGAGCGGAGAATAGAAAAACTAGGAAAAAAACGTATTAAAATGGGGTAAATCCTCCACTTTCCATATAAAAACATAGGATAAAATGGGTGAAAATCCCCACTTTTTAAAATTTTTATCTAGGACGTTGTGCTAAAATTGTATTTGTAAAGGTATGGGAACATATCTTTGAAGCGCTGACATTTTTTCGAGCAGCGACTTTCTCTCCTTTAGGACTACTTTGTTAGTCCTTTTTTTATGTCGGCACATAGGTCTTTTTTTATCTGTATTTTCTACTATGTGTCGGCATATGAAAAAAGAAACAGAAAAAGGTGCAAGATGGTACGCACGTAAATTCTATTCTTCAAGGGCATGGGAAAGACGGAGTAAAAGTTACAGACAAGCACATCCTCTTTGTGAGCGGTGCATGAAGAAAGGACGTATTGAGCCTAGCACTTGTGTTCATCATATCATTCATATCAACAAGCAGAACTACAAAGATGCAAATATTCTTTTTAATGACAACAACCTTGAAGCCTTGTGCGACAAGTGCCATTACGAAGAACATCACGGCAACGGTACATCTTTCAGTTTTGCGCCGGATGGAACATTGATTGATGATTACGAAAGCGAGGACATATGACCAAGAAAAAGTACAGAGAAATGATTATCCGTCAAATGCAAGAGTTGGGTATCTATCAAGAACAGTATTCACTATTGATCGATACACTAGCTGACATTTGCGAAAAAAGAGATGCCAATATGCGACAGTGGAGAAAGGACGGAATGAAGATGGTCGTTTCCTTTACCAACAAGGCAAACCAGACCAACAACATGAAATCACCTTATTTCCTAAACGACTTGCAGTATAACGAACAGATTCTTAAATATTGCAGAGAGTTAGGCATTAGTCCTTTGGGCATCAAAAAACTAGGCAATCCTATTAAAAGTGGTCAAGACGATTTTGAGGAATTTATGGCTTCTATGTAATGAAGTACTTAGACGAGTATCAGAAAGAAATTGATTGCGGTAATTCAGTAGTCGGACGATGGATGGAATTAAATATTGAATACGTCAGAAACGGTCTTGAGAACAAAGACTTTTTTTATGATCCGAAAAAAGCTGACTTTGCTATCAATTTCATTGAACACTTTTGTCACCATGTCGAAGGTTCTACATCACTCATTAAGTTAACTCCATGGGAGAAATACTTAATAGCTTGTATGTATGGACTAGTAGATGAGAAAGGTTACAGACAATTCCGAGAAATCATGCTAGTTATGGCACGAAAGCAAGGTAAATCACTAATTGCATCTTGTCTTGAATTAAAAACTGTATACACAGAGAAAGAAGCCGGAATGCAAGTGTATAATCTTGCGCCAAAACTAGAACAAGCATCAATCATCTTTAGAGTAGTCCAGAGCATGATTGAGCGTGTACCATCACTTTTAAAACGGAGCAGAAAAAGAAGAACAGATATTTACTTTCCATTTAATAATGCGGTTTTAAAACCAATCGCATTTAGTAGTAAGAAGTCAGACGGTTTCAACCCTCAAATGACCATCTTTGATGAATTCGCCGCATGGGAAGGTGAAGCCGGACTAAGAATGTATGATGTTATGTTGTCTGCCGGAGGTGCAAGAAAAGAGCCTATTTTCTTTGCTTGTTCAACCGCCAACTATATAGACGGTGGTCTGTATGATGAACTCATGGCAAGGGCAACACAAGTGCTGCTAGGAACATCAGATGAAAAGAAATTCCTACCGTTTATCTACATGATAGACGATGAAAAACAATGGGATGACATCGAGGAACTTAAAAAGGCTATGCCGAATTTAGGCGTTTCTGTTTCCTATGATTTTATAGAGGAAGAAATAAGCAAGGCTAAATCCAGTCATGCGTATAAGCTAGAGTTTCTAACCAAGTACTGCAACATCAAACAGAACAGTGTAACGGCATTCCTTAGTGCAAGTGAAATCAACAGAACAAAATGCGACAAACTACACCTTGAGGATTTTGAAAGATGCTTTGCAGTCGGTGGAATTGACTTATCACAGACAAGCGACTTAACCGCCGCATCTATCATTATCAAACGTGATGGAATTGATTACGTGTTTACTCAATTCTTTTTACCATCAGAGCGTATCAAGATCATGGAAGAAAGAGACAAAATTCCATACAGTCGGTTTGTTCAGTTAGGTTATCTCACACCGAGCGGAGAAAACTATGTTGACTATCACGATGTGTGTAACTGGTTTGAAATGTTAAGGAAGAAATACCGTATCTATTGTTGTGTTATCGGTTATGACCGTTATTCATCTCAATATCTAGTAGATGAAATGGAGAAGAAAGGCTATCTAATGGATGATGTTATTCAAGGTACAAACTTAACTCCAATCGTAAATGAATTTGGCGGACTAGTACGTGACGGAAAAATCCGAACAGGCACAAACGGTCTGTTACAAAGTCATTTTGCAAGTGTAGCACTTAAAAAGACAACCAATGACAATAGAGTACGTCCAGACAAAGTAGACCAAAAGAAACACATAGATGGTTTTGTATCGGTCATTGATGCTTACACCGTCAGACAGAAACATTACGAAAAATATAAATGGAGATTAGAAAACAAGAAGAAAGGATAGGAATATGACCAAAAAGAAAAGAAGCCTATTTGACATTATCTTTGGTCGCAAGCCGAAGAAAGAAGTCAATCTAAAGCCTTATTTCGCTTTATTGAATGGCTACAATCCTATCTACATTTCACAGGACGAAGGTATATATGAATTAGGACTTGCGAGGACTTGTATCCATTCATTAGCTACCGAATATGCAAAGGCAACACCTAGCGTTATTTCAAGAACGAACAAACCAAACGCAAGGATAAATTACATTCTAAATAAAAAACCGAATCCGTTTATGACACCTTCACAGTTTCTATATAGGTTATCTACTATCTATCTAGTAGAAAACAATGCCTATATCGTACCAATTGAAGATGATTACGGACGAATCATCGGTTTATATCCGATTCTGCCAAGCATGACAGAATTAAAGGAAGATACCAATGGAACGGTATATGTTTTGTATTCATTCTATGATGGAAACCAAAAGGCAATTGAATATAGCCGTGTTGGACATTTAAGAAGAATGCAGTACAAGAATGATTTTTTCGGTGCTAGTAATTCAGCTTTCAAAAATACGGCTGATTTAGTAAGGGCACAGGAAAAAGGTTCTGCCGAAGCAATTAAGAGTGGTAGCAATATCCGATACATAGGAAAACTGAATCAACAGATTGTCGATGATGATGACTTTAAAGAGCAGCAACGTAGCGTTTCAGCATTGAACTTGAACGATAACGAAACTGGTCTTTTTATTTACGATTCACGATGGGAAGAAATGAAACAGGTAACTTCCACTCCTGTTCTATTAGATGCAGAACAGAAGAAAGCAATTGACAATTCCGTATACACCTATTGGGGAGTGAATGAGGACTTTTTGCAGAACAAATATTCAGAAGATGTTTGGAATGCAATTTATGAAAGCAATATCGAACCTTTCTTAATTCAATGTGGAGAGGTGCTAACACAGATGTTCTTTAGTGAGGATCAAATGTTGGATGGTAAGGGAATCATGCTAACAAGCGATAGATTACAGTACGCATCGAACCAGACAAAAATCCAAGTCGCTAAAGAATTTTTTGATAGAGGTCTTATGACCACTAACCAAGCGTTAGCAATTTTGAATTTACCACCAGTCAAGGATGGCGATAAACGCTATATCCGAAGTGAATATATAAATATCGAAGATGTAGGTGGAAGAAAGGAGGTAGATAGTGATGAAGGAACAGACACAAACAAGGTCGATGGAAATACAACTGACACCAGTCAAGAAAGAGAACCGATTTAATTCTGACTATTACGTAGAAGGCTATGCAACAACTTTCACACCTTATCTTTTGTATCACGATATGGAAGACGGTGATGTTTATGAGCGCATAGATAGAAACGCATTCCAGAACGCTGAAATGTCAGACGTTATCTTTCAGTTTGACCATGCCGGACGTGTATTTGCAAGAACTAGTAACGACACAGTCTATTTAGAAGTAGATGACAAAGGGCTATTTGTCGCTGCCGATTTATCAAAGACACAGAATGCTAGAAATCTTTGGGAAGACATCAACACAGGCATGATTACAAAAATGTCATGGAGATTTACTATCGCAGACCATGGACAGACTTTTGATCCGTCAACAAATACCATTTCAATCAATCGTGTATCTAAGGTATTTGATGTGAGCGCAGTTTCTATTCCGGCTAATCAAGGAACGTCTATTTCCGCTAGAGGAAAAGAATTTGTCAAGTCATGGAAAGATGAAAAGCGCAAGCAACATACGGATAAAGTTAAGGAATTATTACTCAAATTAGAATAGGAGAAAAACTATGGATTTAGAAGCTATTAAGAAGATGAACCATGATGAAATCATGGCACGTAAAGCTGAATTAAAAACAACGCTAAACGCATTACTTGAAGATGAAAACGCAGATTTAACGGAGATTGAAGCAGAAATCAACGCATTAAATGAGCGTGATTCTGAAATCGCTGAAAAGGCACAGAAAAGACAGGCTTTATTAGAAGCGGTTGCAGTTGGCAACGAAGGAAAGGTAGTAGGTAAAACTAACATGGAAAATGTAAGAGCAACAATGGAATACCGTAAGGCATTCATGAACTATGTTCAGAATGGCAAGGTATCTGACATTTTAGTATTCCAGCGTAATAACGACCAAGTTGAAAGCACAGATTTAGGTGTATTACTTCCAGAAACAATTGTTCAGTCAATTATGACAGGACTTGAGAAAAAATACGGACAGTTATATGACAAGGTACGTAAGACTAACATTAAAGGTGGTGTAAAATATCCGATTGGATCATTTGAAGCCACCTTTAGACGTATTACAGAGTTAACTGTATCTGAAAGACAGGCAGTAGGTGGAGTTACCGATTATGTACAGTTTACTTATAACATCGGTGAAATCCGTATTGCCAAGACTTTATTACAACAGGTATTAACTGTTCCGGCATTTGAACAGAAAGTAGCTGAAACAATCATCAAAGCATACCGCAAGGCTATGGATAAAGAAATCATGACAGGTGATGCTTCTAATAACGAAATGGAAGGTATCTTAACAGAAGCCGCTAAGACACAGTCACGCATTCCTTCTGCTAACATCATTGAATTTACAGAGAAGGAAATGGCAGATTGGAAATCATGGCAGAAGAAACTGTTTGCAGTAATTCCTTTATCATTACGTGGTGAAGGCTTTGAATTTGTCATGACACCGCATACATACGAATCCAACATCAAGACATTGGCAGATGATAACAACCGTCCAGTTTACGCTGAAACATACAATCCAATTGATGGAACAGAAGTAGCACGTTTCAAAGGCAAGGAAGTTACATTTGTTGAAGACGATATTCTGAAAAACTTTGATGATGCAACTAACGGACAGTACTTTGGTATGTACTGGGTTCCACAGAACGCATACGCAATCAACTCCAACATGCAGTTTAACGTGGTGCATTATTTTGACCACGAAACTAACCAGTATGTTGATAAGGCATTAGTTATCAACGATGGTAAAGTACTTGATCCTAAATATCTGTATCTGTTAAAGAAGAAAGTTAGCGGATAAGAATGAAGCTGAAAGTAGTATCCGAGTTTTGCGACAAATACACGGATCAACTTTATAAAATCGGTGAAGAAATCGAAGTAGACGAAGCTAGAGGGAATGAATTGCTTTCTTCTAGCTTTTCTCTTGTTGAACCGATTGAAGAAGAAAAGAAAGAAAAAGATACAGAGAAACCTAAAAAGAAAAGAACTAAAAAAGCTAAGGAATAGGCGGTGTTGCCAATGGCATTAATAGATGATGTCAGAACGTCTTTGCGAATTAAGTCAATGGCTTATGATGATGATATTAATATCTATATCCAGTCATGCCTATACGATTTAGAACGCTTGAATATCGTTACAACAGACACTGATAGTACAGAAGCAACAGTCTATACTCCAGAAGTAAAAACGGCGGTTATTGCATATGTAAAAAGTCAATTCGGAAACGGTAATGAAGATAAGAAGAAACTTTGGTTTGAAACTTACGAAAAATTGCGTTTGACCATGTTCTTGGATAAGTCAAAAAAGAAGGTGTAATTCATGGCATATGAATATACCAGACGGAATGATTTATTTGAGGACGTAGCTTATCTATGTAAGAAGAAAACCGAAATCGATGAAAATGGTGTTGCCATCGAAACAGGATATGAAGAAAGAGAAATCTTCTGCCGTGTAGGTGGTGTATACCAGAAGGAATTTTTTGATGCTTACCAAAGTGGTATAAAGGCACAATGGTATATGATCGTATCTTCTTTTGACTACAACGGAGAAGAAATCGTCAAATACAACGGTCAATACTACAACCTATACCGAAAATATCCACAACAGGATGATACATGGGAACTCTATCTAAGAGAGGACGTTGGAACATGGAACAGCGATTAGCTTTAGTACAGAGAATGACAGAACTCTTAGGGGAAGGGAAATTCATTTACGGTGGTTATAAGAAACAACCTACTTTGCCATACGGCAATTATGCCATTGAACGGTCTGATAACTACTTTGCAGACGATCATGTATATTTTCCGATAAAACATTACATTATGCGTGTTGTTACTCCGTATAAGGACTTTGCTTTAGAAGCGCAAATTGAAACGATGTTTGAAGAATTAGAGATTGGATGGAATCTTATCAATGATGAAGATATTGAACAAGAAAAGGTTCATGCCATCCAATATATTATTGCTATGGTGGACTAGATGAAAAGTCATAGAGTCTGCACTTTGCAAAATCTAGGCATGACCATTGACGCACTGATGGAAGAATACCGTGTAGAAGTTAACGGTGTTACCGATAAATCAATTCGCAAGGTCACGAAACAGACAACAAAAGTTATAGAAGCAATTGCTCCTATTGGTTATCGTGGTGTATATCATGTATCTTTAGGAGAAAAATTTAAAAGAGGTGCAACCAACCTTGAAGGTACGGTTTGGGGTGCTAAGAATCATGCCTATTCTTTAGGACATTTACTAGAGAATGGGCATTTTTTATGGAACAGACCAACCATGCCTAGCGGTGCTTATAAACACTGGGTTGAGGGAGAGAGATTCGCACAAGATGAATTGCCAGAAGAAATTGTTAGCGGAATCGAAAAGATTTAGAAAGGAAATAAAACAATGGCTGATACTAACAAAATTCAGTACGGTTTTAAAAACGTATACTATTCGATTATTACAGAAGCCGATGGAGAGATTACTTTCGGTACTCCTAAACCATGGAAAGGCGCAAGATCCTTAACATTGTCAGCAGAAGGTGAAACATCTAACTACTATGCTGATGATATGGTTTACTTCTCAACATCATCTAATGCCGGTTACACAGGCACTTTGACAATGGCGAAGATGTCAGATGATGTACTCAAAGACATTTATGGATATGTCGAAACATCTGATGGAATGTTGGCAGAAGATGCAAATGTATTACCTAAGAACTTTGCTTTATTATGCGAGTTCCAAGGCGATATTAACGCAACAAAACACATTTGGTACAAGTGTACCCCGGGTCGCCCAGGCACTGATGCTAACACCAAGGAAGATAACATCACTCCAGATGAAGTATCAATTGATTTAACAATGGTAGCGGTAGAAGATACAAGCGGTCATGCATGGACTAAAGCTAAATGTCCTAGCACTTCTGCTAAATATGCAAACTTCTTTACCGCAGCACCTGTATTACCGACAGTTAGTGCATAATTAAGGCTTAATAAGAGGGAAGATAATTTCTTCCCTCATTTTTTTATATAAGGAGAGTAAAAATGGAAATCACAGTAAAAATAGATAACAAAGATTACTTAGCAAAATATAACGGCGCAACGGCTTTGCTTTATAGAGATACCTTTAGGTCGGATATTTTGCTAGACGTTACAGAAGCTAAGAAAAAAGTAGATGCTGAATTAATCAATCTAATGTCGGAAGGCAAGGACTTAACAGATTTTGAAGTACAAGACATCATCATCCGAAATGTCACTACCGAATTACTGGAAAAGATGTTATGGGTATGTCTTAAAACAGCAGATAAGAGCATTAAGGACTACCGCTCCTTTATTAGTGAAGTAGATAACTACAACACAATGATCGGAGCATCTATCAATGTATATGAATTAATCGTCTATGGTAATCAACCTACCGTAGAAATTGAGAAAAGCGAAGAAACGTCAAAAAAAAAGAAGAAAAAGAAGAAAAAGAAACCTTCTCAAGACTAATGTCTAACGCTATGGCAATAGGATTGACTTTATCAGACATTAAGGAATTAACCATAGGAATGATTTATGACTTAATCATTGAAAAGCATAATTCGGTTGTCAGAGCGAACAAGAGAGCAGAAGAAAAGAAGGTCAAGAAAAACAGAGTGAACGTTCGCCAAGCAACACAGGCGGACTTTGATAGATTGTAAAGGAGGAAATCATGGCGGGTAGTGTTAAGGGTATCACCGTCCAAATTGGAGCAGATACAACACAATTAACAACGGCATTAAGAGCGATAAAAGCCGAAACCAAAGGCTTAGATTCCTCAATGAAAAAACTAAAATCCTCAATGTCTTACAACGGCACAGACACGAGGACTTTACAGACCTTCCAAACATATCAAAAAGGCTTGTCCACGCAGATGAACGGTCTAACCAAACAGATTAGCGTACAGAAAAAGGCATTAAATCAATGGGGAGATACCGTTAGTGGATGGGAACGTGGTTTAGCAAATGCTAAAGGCAACGTTACCGATTTGACAAGTTCCATGAATGTTTTACGAAACAGTATGGACGTTGAAAAACAAGCTATCAAAAATACAACAGATGAAATTGTACGTCTTGAAAGCAAAAGAGAAGCCGTAGGTAAACTCACGAGAACCGAGGGCAGACAATTAAGAGAATTGAATGCTCAATATGATGATTTGACAAGGACTTATCAAGCACATCAAGATGTATATTCAAATTGGGATAGAGAATTAAAGGCAAGTCAAAAAGAGGTTGAATATTTTACAGGTGAACTTGATAACCAAGAAAACACTTTAACAAGGCTAGAAACCGAATATGCAGCGAATGTACAACAGTTAAGAGGAATGGCAACAGAACTTGTTTCTACTTCTCAAAGCGGTCAGACATTGTATTACGGTTTAGAAAAGGCAAGCCAAGGCTTAAATAAATTCTCACAGGCAACACGCACTTTATCTCTTATCAGCGGTGCAACGATAGTCGGTGCAGTCATGGCTGCTATGTCTTTTGAAGATGCATGGACAGGTGTTACTAAAACGGTAGAAGGTACACCAGAACAGTTAAAAGCCGTGAATGATGGGCTAAAGGAACTTGCCGTTACTACATCATCCAGTTATGAAGATATAGCACACTATGCCGAACTTGCCGGACAGATGGGTGTAGCAACAGATGCAGTAACAGGATTTACTAAAACTATCACCATGTTAGGAGATACAACTAACTTAGTGGGTGAAGATGCGGCGCAACAAATCGCTAAATTCGCTAACATCATGGTAAGCAAGGAACAACAGACAAATGATTATTACGAACGATTAGGATCAACCATCGTTGATTTAGGTAATAACTTTGCGACAACCGAAGCAGATATTATGAATATGTCCATGAGAATGGCAACCGCCGGTAAGCAAGCGGGTTTTTCTTCTCAAGAAGTCTTAGCTTTATCTACTACACTATCTTCTTTAGGTTTAAGAGCGCAAGAAGGTGGTTCTTCCATGTCTAAAATGCTACAAAGGATTTCTCTTGCCGTAGCAACAGGAAGTGAAGAACTGCAAGCATACGCAGAAGTAGCCGGAATGACCGCAGATGAATTTTCTAAAGCGTGGGGAGATAATGCCGCGAACGCATTCTTAAAATTCCTACAAGGTATTCAGAATAGCGAAAATGAACTTGTTAAGCTGAATGATTTAGGACTAGCAAACGAAGTGCGTTTGACACGTGCTATGGGTTCTTTAGCAACGAACACAGATTTATATGCTAGTGCTTTAGATACGGCTAATAGCGCATGGATGGAAAATACCGCTATGGTCAATGAAGCAGAGAAAAGATACGCTACATTGAAGTCTGCTTTATCTCAAACATGGGAGGCTATTAAACAAGCCGGAAACGAGTTAGGACAGGCATTAACTCCATCTTTAAAGAACATCTTAGGTGTAGTAAAAGACGTGGCTTTATGGTTCTCTAAATTAGATGATTCAACACAACAGACCATAGCTAAAATGTTATTGTTTGGAACGGCAATAAGCCCTGTTTCGTGGGCTATTGGTAAATTAATGGGGACAGGTGCCGGACTAATCAAAACGTTCACAGGTGTGAACAATATAGCCGGAATGTTAGCACAAGGATTAGGGTTAGCAACGCAAGCAACACAAGCAACCAACTTTGCACTTTCTCCGCTAAAGACAACACTTGTAGGTTTAGCGAAAGAACAGGGTGTAGCTACAACATCAATTGTAGGTCTTACCAAAGCGTTTGTAATGGCAAATCCGGCAATTGCAAGCGTAATAGGTGTAGTTGGTGCTTTATCTCTAGCTTACGCTTATCATGCGGCTGAATTAAATAAGACAAGAAAAGCAACACAAGAATACCTAATGGAGAATAGCGAAGCATACAAGAGTGTGACGAAAGCAACAGAAGGTATGGATGCTTATTCACAGTCTTACGAAAATCATCAGAAATCAATTCAAGGTATCAAAGAAGGTTACGAAAATAACGCAGTTGCCGCTGATCAATACTTAAAATCAATTCAGAGATTGAATGGACAAGAAAGCCTTTCTTTCTCACAGAAAGCAGAATTAAAAAATGCACTCGAACAGTTGAACGCAATATTCCCAGACTTAGGACTTCACATTGACGAAACAACAGGAAAAGTCGTTGATGAAACAGGCGCAGTCTTAGAGAACACCGATGCATTAAAACAGAATGTTGAAGCGTATAAACAAGCCGCAAAGGATAAGGCTTATATAGATGCTATGTCGGAGTACTCACAGGCAATCGCTGAAAGTGAAATAGAAGTCAAAAAATTGTCAGCCGGATATAGTGATTTAAAGCAACAGAGGGATGAAGCACATAAAGCGTATTTGAAAGCCGCAGACGATGAATACTATGGAAATATATCTTTCCATGAATTAGAAGAAGCGAGAATCAAATACGAAGAATTAGATAAAGCACTTAATAAAGCGTCTAAAGGAATTAAAGAAGCAAACCAAAACATTGTAGATTCTTTTAAAGGGCTAGTAGAAACGGCTTATTACAAAAACGGTGTTGAAGGCTTGAAAACAGAATTTGAAAGCATGGCAACAACCGCCAAAGATAAAGGCTATGAAATCACCGCTAATTTCGCACAGTCAATTAGGGATGGTTCAGCCGATGTAACAGAATCGATAGATTTCCTATCTTCTTTAATGACATTCCAAGAGTTACAGACAGAAGCAGAAGCAACGGGAACGCAGATTGATTCATCATTGGTTAATGGAATCATCAATGGTGCTCCAGATATTCAAACCGCAACACAAAGTTTGAATGATTTAATCAATTTCCAACAGGCGGTCAATACGGCAGATGTCGGAGGAACAGACATTGTAGCTAGATTGTCTAGTAAAATTGCGAGTGGTCAATTATCGGTTGACCAAGCGATCGATATTTTAATGAGCGGTTCTCAAAGCGAAATCGAAAAAGCGGTCAGCGAAATGGAAACAGAAGCGCAGACAGCCGGACCAAAAGTTAATAGCGCAATTGGTAGCGGTGATACATCTGGCGGTGGTGCATCTATGATACGTGGTGCAGTAAGTTCTGTAACAGGCGGTCTTAGAGAAATGGAAGGCGCAGCTTATAGTGCAGTAGCAAATATCCAAAGTGCTATCGGTAGTATTCATTCAGCTATTGCACAAGCAAAATCAGCATTGCAAGAAGCCGCATCACAGGCAGCGAGTGCCGGTAAAAAATCTATTGATGATTACACACCGTATATGGACAGAGCATCCGACTTATATTACGCAAGAGATTTAGGAAATGCCGTTGATACATCGTCTATCTCTTATGTTGGCGCAAGCACGATCGTTCCTAACGGTGGAACAATAGGTGGTTATACATCTTACGCAAATGCAACACTAAACACAGGCAAGATTGACCAATTAATCAATGCTTTAAATGGTGCAAGACTAGTCATTAATCTTGCTCCGGCACAAGTCAACGGTCGTACTTTGTATGAAGCCGTAACAGAAGAAACGACTATTGCAGATTTATTAAACGGATATGGAAAGGGGTTAGCAAATGTATAAAATCATTTTTCTACCATCAAATAGGACGAATGATACTGACATTAATAAATATATTAAGGTTGGTACTCGTCCTATCATTCCATCCGCAGAAGAAATCGTGAATGAAATCAAACTGGGTGATGGAACAACATACTACAATCACACAGGAAACTACAAAGAAAGAGAAATCGAATTAGAATGTAACTTTGTTGCCAAGAATAAAGTGGAGTGGATGGAACATTGTAGAATCATCCAAGAATACTTTAAAGGTGGAACAGGAAAGCTGATACTTCCTAACGATGATAATGAGGTGTACTGGAATGTGAAGCATATTGAAATTGAAATGAATGATAGATGGATGGGAATAGGAACTCATTTTAACATCACGTTTACAGTTGATCCTTATCGTTATTTAAGGGAATACGAAAACGGAGAAACATACGAACCTCATGCCTTCTTTAATGTACATTCATACAATTTTTACGAGCCGAGTAAACCGATTATCCGATTGTATTATGAAAGCAACGTTACTGATTTTGAGATTGTTAAAGACGGTGTAGCCGATACCTTGTTTAAACTAGACGAGCCTTTTGTAAATCTAACACCTTTATACATTGACGTTGACGTTGAGGATAGAGTGTTGAGATACCACTACCAAGACGGAACAACAGATACACATACTGAAAACACAGTCGGTGATTTTGATAATCTCATCATTCCGAATGGTAGTAGCGTTCTAAATATGACTTCCGACTATGTATGTAGCATTGAAGTATTTAGGAGATACAGAAAACTATGATTAATCTATATATAAATAAGTATAGCGTTGACTATATGACGAACCATAATGGTGATGTAGCTATTAAAAATCCTATCTCTTGTGAAGTCGAAATGCAAAGGAACGGCATATGGTATTGTACATTGGAATTTCCTATGTCAGAAACTAGCTTTTTGCCAAAAGAAGAAACAGTTATCAAAGTTGATTTGAACTATGCGAAAAATCAATTGTTCCGTACTATCTATGTCCAGAAAAACTGGAGCGCACACACTTATAAACTGTATGCTAACCATATCTTTTTTGATGCACAGAAGGAAACATATTACCTCGCAAAAGATACTTATCCATATGTAACTAGTTTCTTTGATTGGAAAGGTTGGTTAGGTCGTATCGAAACATTTGATAATCAGAACGCACCGTCACAGTGGTATAGACTTATTGGTGAAAGCCAACACAAGATGTATTATCCGAAAGACCAAGAGTTAAGAGATATTGTAGATGGTGGAACATATATGCTATGTAACGGTACTAGCGGTGATTCTAACTTTTATTGTATCGATGTTCCTAACCAAGCTATGACATCGGTTGCGTTACAGTACCATCCGTTAAATAAGACGTTAGCGCAACAGTTTATTTTTGAGAAACACGATGCAAAATACTGGATCATACGCAATAAAAAGAGTGGTCTTGTATTAGATGTTAACGGTGCAAGCACAAGTGCCGGAGCATTGGTTTTGCAGTCTGAATGGCATAATGGAGATAATCAACTATGGGAAATCAGAAAAGTAAACTATACAAATATTCAGTGGACGTATCAGTTACGACCGAAACATGCACCAGATTTAGCTTTAGACCATCCTAACGGTTTATCTAGCGGGTCTATCACATTAGGGCTTGTCGGTAGTGCCGTAAGCGGATGGGGAATCGTAGAACCATATGCTTTTAATGCAGATGAAAGCGAAAGCAAAACAAATTTGATTGAATCGCTTTTCGGAACTCAAGACTATTCAATGGTAAAGGCTTTTGAAGAAGTGGAACTAGACCATGTAACGGCATTGTTTGATAACTTGACTTGTTATTTCGGTTCTCTATACGAAGTTGACAATATCAAACCGAAAACCTATAAGATTAAATCTACTAAAGAAAAGATAGACTTAGTAGAAAAAACGACCATTGAAAATGTATTAACAGGTATCATGCCGGTCGGATACAACAATAGAAGATTACCAAATCAGCAGATTGTTAAATCTGATTTATGGGATGAATACAGAATCCATCGTGTTGAAGAAATCGAATATCCAGAGGTCGTATTATTAGATGACAATCCGAGTGCCGATTACTTCAAAGACGATGTATACTCCACAATCGAACAGGTCTACGCTGCATTACGTCAGAAAGCCAAAGACGACTTAAACAAGCGAACAAATAAATATCCGACAAGGGAAGTATCTTTCAAAACCGACTATATTTTTTCTGATGAAACAATCGCAAAGAACATCAAATTAAACGATATTCTTTATATCGGCGATGATACACAATTCCGATTTGAAAGCATGAAATATGATGCAATTAATGAGCGTGTTACAGATGTAACACTAAAGCAATTTGAGGGGTAGAATATGGCAAAGGTATTTACATATATAACTATCAATTACGAAAAAGACATATACACTCCGTCCATTGATATGATGCAAGGCGATACTGGCAGAGGCTTAATCTTCAATATCGCTTCTCCTATTGATGGACTAGAAAGTGATTTGTCCGATTTAACGGCAACACTAAATGTTGTTAAGCCAACGGGCGAAACACAGACGGTGACAGGAATAATCGAATCTTTGGGCAACGATATGGCAAAGATAACGGTTGAACCATCGTCAAATTTAGCGAGAGCAATTAATGTTAGTGGTCTAGCTAACGCAACACTTGTTATTGCAAGTACAACACAGACAGTAACTAGCTTTAATTTTAAGATCAAAATTAAGCCGAATCCTTTTTATCCAAAACCAACGGTACGTAAATTTGATGTAACCAAAGTATCAAGAATCACAGGTGTTCAGCAGTATGAACATTGTGTACAGAGCATTGAATTTGTAGGTCTTGAATACACAGGAAATATGTATATCGTTTTGAACAACGACACTTTTGTACAAGATTCAGAAACCGAAGGCTATCACAACACAGTACCTTTAACCAACAACACCTTTATAATCGGTCAACCAATGACTTTTTATAGCGGTGTTTTTTCATGTCAACTTTTAGGTGAAACAACATCAAACGTAGAAACAACAAAGTTTGAAATCTCACCTATCTTTTATATCGAAGTAGCTGAATCAATCGAACAAGGCGAAGAAACGGAATATCCAATTGATCCTAACATCACTTTCGGAATCGATGAATATATCGCTGATGTAAAAGAACAGGCAAAATCCGAAATCGAAGCCACAGGAGATGCAGTAATTGCAAGCATTCCTAGCGATTACACAGCTTTGAACAATCGAGTTACGGCTTTGGAAAATCAATCTGCATCAACATATTCCGTTATACTTTTGGTGGATGAAAACGGTGAAGGAACATTGGAAATTGCGGAGACGGTGTGAGGTGATTAAATGACTACAGAATTAAAGAGTCTGATGGGCTATCCTATTTGTGATGAAGTGGCAAGGAATAATATTAGCGGTATCGCAGAACGAGTTAATGCTCTTGAGGAGGGTACTGTTCAAGAAATTACAACATATCACGATTGTGGAGATATATATGATTTGTTAGCGCCTTTAGAAATTCAAAGCATGCGAAAAACAGGGTATAGAGTACAGCTGACGAGCCCACCCAGAGCACAAGTATACGCTAACCACACTATCTACTATTTTGATGTATCATCATTAAATTATGATGAGCCACTTTTTGTTAAGCAGTTAACGGCTACATGGGACGGTTCTTTTTGCGCTTATGACCCAGCGGACAGTTCTTATACTTTGCTATGGGTAAATGGTACTAGATATCTAGACTTAACTTTAGTACCTAACGGATGCTATCTGTGTATGTCATGCACAGATGGGAATTATAGCGCAGGCGGATATAAGTATTTTTCATGCTTGTACATAAACCCGACTTACACACCGAAATTTGACGGTCTGGACGAATCGATAACGAGCAAACCAATCAAACTGACTCAGAATGCAACGATGGAAGCTCGTGATGCCAATAAACTGTATTTGCCAATAGATTTGTCTAAATTCGAAAATTGTCTTGTACGTATCTCGTTAACAGGTGAGTCGCCGCCAACCATGAGAGCTGCTTATGTCGACAATTTAGAAGATGTCCCAACAATAATTTCAACAACCTTCAAAAACAATCAATTTATTCCATGGACATATCAAGCAAAATATTTTGTATTGATATTTACTACCACGGACTATTCTGTGTTTGAAAATTGCGACTTGACAATTGGATGGATTAATCCTGAAGTTGCTGTAAAGCGAAAGAAACAAAGATATTGGGGACCGAAATTGTTCGCACATAACTCTGATACATTGAATGACCTAGTTAGCGCTATTGCGTTCGCTGATGCCGTTGATTTGGATGTTTGCAGAACATTAGATGGCCATTATGTCTGCATTCATGGAACTTCCATAAATGGACTAGATATTTCAACAAACAATTTGGAGGACTTAAATTTAACCAACCAACAAATGGAAGTTGACAGAGCGTTGGAAATTTTAAAAAAGCATGAAATGTCTTGTTTCTTTGATTTCAGAAATACAACAGTAGAACAAATTGCAGAATTATGCGACCATGCATATACAGTGCTCGGTGATGCATGGGTAAAAGGGTCGATTATTATAGATACAACAAATCCGCTTCATGGTCATGCAGGCAAATTTCATATTTGGGGGGTCAACAATCAGAATGTAGACGATTATGTTTCTGCAGGGGCTAAATTAGAAAAAATCACCGCAAAACAAACGAACCCATCGACTACATACAATAAGTATGACTGGAATATCAGCGCCGAAGTGTCGTCTAGAGCCGCTATACCTACAGACGGAAGTGTCGCATGGTGTTTTGTTAATAAAACTCCGTTAGAGGTATTAAACGAGTAGTCAACAATAGAGGAGGAATAAATGGAAGCAATAAGCAGAAAAGAGAAATATTTATCGGCAATCGCAGGGGAGGGAGAGCTACCGAAAGATATGAAACCAATTACAAGGGAAGAGAAGTTTTTGAGCCAAATTTTAGAGCAAAAAGGAATAGTACATTTTGTGATGGGAAATCCTAATACATCGGATATGGAATTTTCTAAAGCGGTGGAACTACATAACAAAGGAATTCCGTTAATAGCACACGTAACAGTAGGAAACCAACAGGCAGTAGCTAATCAGTATATATACAACGGTAATATGTTCGTTTTTGGAATTGGAATTGCAGGGCTTGTGCAAGGAACAGTTACGTGGCTTCCAAATGATATTCAGATAAATATGGGTGATTAGTATGTTGACGTATCAAGACTTATTAGACATAGTTGATTCCGATGAAGCTAGAATGGATTTCGTTAGAAAAGAGGTAAATTATGGAAAAATACAAAATTGACAGTCAAGTAATCGCAAGAACAATCATTCTTGCTATCGCACTAATCAATCAAATCTTTGCCATTTTTGGCAGACAACAGATTCCAGTACAAGAGGACACAGTCTATCAGATTGTGTCTTTAATTTTTACAATCGTAACTACCGTATGGTCATGGTGGAAGAATAACAGTTTCACTCCAGAAGCTATTAAGGCAGATGAGTACATGCACAAATTAAAAGCGCAAAGGAGCGAAAATGATTAACGGAGAAAGTCAAGTTTCATTGGCTTTTTTATTTGCCGTAGTCGCAGTAGTCGGCACTATCTACAACATCGTTACATCATCAAAACGGAATACCAAAGCAGAAGCAGAGGGAATCATTAAAGCTAATTTAAAATTGGATGAACTTTGTCAGACGACAAGGGAAACACGATTAGATATACGTACTTTAGAAACAAAGATTGACCAAATCAAAGAAAAGCAAATGGAACACGAGTTAAGGCTATCGAATGTTGAAAAGAAAGTCGAGGAATTGTAATGGGATCATACAAAGAATTTAAAGGCGCATACTTAGGAAAATCAGTTGACATTGACAATTTTCCAAAAGAGCAGCCGTTCCAATGTGCTGACTTCGGAAATACCTATATTGTGTACATCGGCGGTAAAGTCTTATACGCTACACAGACAGGATATGTTTGTGACTATGCAAAAATGAAAAAGACTAACGGTCTTTTAAATTGGACTACCGAAGTATCTTTAGCAAATGCTAGACAGGGAGATATTTTCATCTGGGATATCGGTAGTCCAGATTGTCCGTATAGTCATATTGCTATTTTAGACAGAATCGAAAACGGCAGATACTATTTCTTAGGTCAGAATCAACCATACGCTTATGTCAATATCACTACAATTTCTGTTGCCGGTGTTATCGGTGTTTTCCGTCCGAAAGCATTTGAACCGAAAGACGATGCAAAGAACAATTACGGCTTGCGTTATCGTGGACATTCTCAAGATATTGGATGGATGGACTATGTGCATGATGGAATGATGTGCGGTAGTGTCGGAAAAGCAAAACGGTTAGAAGGCTTATATGTTGATACTACAAAGGTAAAAGGCGAATTAAAGCTAGATGCAAAAGTACATATCGCTAATAGAGGATGGGTACACTACAAAGATATTCAGCCTAATACCTTATTAGGAACAACAGGACAGAAGCTAGCAATTGAAGCGATCGAGTTTGACATTGTAAAAAACACAACAGGAAAGAAATTGAAATACCAAGTACATTTGGCATCATACGGATGGACAGGAGCAGTCGAAGCTGACAACACGACAGGCACAACAGGTCTAAAAGTCGCAGTAGAAGCTATCCGTATTTGGCTAGAATAGGAAAGTAAAATACATCGTTTGAAAATCTATGCTATTATAAGCGTGGATATATTTGGCAAGGCTTTCTGGTCAAGAGGGAACATTTGTTCCCTCACTTTTTTTATGCTACAATGTATATGCTTAGCCCTTTTTTGGGATTTTGGCAATCGCTTTTTATTTGGGGCATTTTGCGATTTGACCGTTTTGCGACTTAAAGATTGGTCTATTTTCCACGCAGACGGTCTTTTTTTTATGCAACAATTTATGCAACAAAATTTCAAGTATTCAGCATAAACACACCCGTTTACAAAGTAAAAAAGCCTTTATATAAGGGATGACAAGTAGCGCAAAGTACAATATACAGATACATACTATCCAGACATACGCTAAAAAATCCTTTATATAAAGCACTCTAAAGATATTGTGCAACAATTTTGCAACAAAAGCACAAAAAAAGAATGGAGTTAGCTATTCTCCATTCCCTTTTTATTGCCGGCACTACTTCGCTCCAAACCTCGCTAGTAGCCTATACTGACAACGAACCACTAGTAAATTCGTTTCGCACAATTGGAACAGGGTTAGTAAAGCATAATCGTATTTCCTTGATCCGCTCGTAAGAAGTGATTTCACAAAGAATTTTCTTTTTCCAGAGTGCGACAGTATACTCCATGTGTGTTGTATCGAAATCGGATGGCATACATTCGCAATTTATATCGTAGGAGATGTGAATGTCCGACTTGCGATAAATAGATTATACATCATTTTTTAAAACACGTTTTTTAGTTTTCTTTTTCTATTGCGTTGATAATCTCATCTTGACTAGACGGCATTAAATGTCCATATATATCCATTGTCATAGTGATAGATGAATGTCCAACACGTCTTGAAATCGTGTAGATATTCACATTCTTACTGATTAGATACGATACGTGAGAATGCCTTAAATCATGTATTCTAATCTGTCTTAGTCCGGCAATTTTGCAAGCCTTATTTTTTACTCTTGTCAATGTTGCGGTAGGTATCTGAAAAGCACCGCCAAACACAAACCAATCATCTTTATAATGCTTGTTTTCCATCTGCTTTTCTTTTAGAGATAGAATCAATTCCAATGTCTTAGAATCAATCACAACATCACGTTTTGATTGACTTGTCTTTAACTCATGCCATGCACCGTTTATCCATTGTCTATGAATGTGAATGATGTTTCCATCTATATCATCCCACGTCAAAGACATAGCTTCATTCTTTCGCATTCCTGTCCAATATAAAGTCCATAGCAAAGCCTTAATATCAACGTATTTAGGGTTTATTGCATCATACAGAGCCGAAAACTCTTTCGGAGTATAAATATTCATATCTTCCTTTTTCACTCTATTTTGCACTTTAAAACACGTTATACGTTTCATCGGATTTTTCGCTATTCCATAGTACGTATACGCAAATTCAAATATTCCCTTCATGCAACTGTACCTATTATTTTTAGTGGTCGCTGCGCCTTCAAGGTTATCGAAATATTCCTTTAATAATATAGGTGTAATATCTTCTATATTCATGTTCAGAAATTGCGTAAATTCATCATGGATAAATCTATCATATTTATGGTACGTATCATATGATATTGTTTCTTTCTTTGCCTTTAGAAATGCTTCTGCTACATCAATAAATTTGATATGTGATTTATTCGGTGTTGGTTTATTCCGATACTCAGCTTCTGCCTTTACACAGTCCGACTTCCGATCATACCATTTAGAGTAGTATCTCTTACTTTTTCCGTATACATCTTTATAGGTAACGGCAAAACGGTATCTAGTTACCTTCCGACTTCCACTTTTCGTTTTCTTCTGGAACTCTTTGCTAATGATTGTCATGTGTGTTTTCTCCTTATAATATTTACAATTCTTTAATCATTTCATTTAAATCAATGTTCAACGCTTCACATAACTTTTTAGCATCAGCAAATAACAAACTGTTACGTCCTCTTTCAATTTCCCTATACCATAACCGAGTACGTCCGATAGATGCTCCCATTTGTTCTTGTGTCATATTATGTTCTAACCGATATTTCTTTAAATATTCACCAACCTTTTTATCAAAATCTGTATTTTTCATATGGGTATTATTAATCTCCTTTCAATATTATAATACATCATATGTGGGTTATTAATCTACCAAAAGCGAAAAATAGAAATTCAAAAAAATTAAAAAAAATACTATTTGTGGGTTGATAATACCTTTTAAACATGGTATTCTATTGATGTGGGTTGATAACACCACGAAGAAAGAGAGGTGAAAAAATGGAAAAGTGGAACTTGAAAGCTATTCGAGCAAACTTGAAGATGTCACAGGCTGAATTTTCAAAAGCTATTGGGATGCCATTAACGACATATCAGCGCAGAGAAGCAGAGCCGTATAATCTCACACTGGAAGAAGCAAAGAAAATATCTGAATTGTCTGGAATCGATATTAACGACATCGACATCAGCAAGGATTGATTATTTTTTTTGAACACAAAAGGTATTAATAATACCTCAATAAATCCATCTACTCCGTATCTAGTACAGAACACTATAAACACGAACCTTGTTTTAGTTTCCCCTAAAGTCATATGTTTTGAAACCTCCTTTCTAAAGTTTACGGATTGCAATTAGCAAATTTATTACTTCATAAGTGGTCTGTACTGGATAGAGGGTAGATGGTTAGAAAGGAAAGCACATGAACACAGAATTATTTTCTATCGTGAATCAGAATGCAGAACGTTTGGAATGCAAGGCGAGAAAAGAAATCAGAGATAAGGCAGACTTTAGTGCCGGACTTATTACAATCGCATTCTTAACCGTATGTATTCTACTTACTGCTTTTGTAGAAACGCTATGACCAATGAAGAAATAAAAAAGGCATTATCAATGCCGTATATCACAAGAGGAAATGTTGTAGCGATTCTCAAAACTTGCGGTATCTCACGTGACGTAGCAGACAAGCTATTAAGAAATTGTGAACGAATCGCAAGAGGGAAATATATCACAGATGATGTGATTGAAAAATTGAAGTTGAGCGAATACGTAAAAAGGCTGAACCAGTCAGCCCTTCCACCTAGATTAGATTTATGAGAAAACAAGTCGATATATATTCCAAGTGCATTTGTATACCGACAAAACAATTATAGCAAAGGAAAGAGAAAATGCCAAAACAAGAAAATAAAAACAATACAGAAAAAGGAAACATAACAGAAATTCCAATTGCACAGAAATTGTGCATGATCCAGAACGAATTGAAAGCGCCGAAAAATCTTTATAACAAGTTTGGAAACTACTACTACCGAAACGCTGAAAGCATTCTGGAAGGTGTTAAACCTTTATGTCAAAAGTACGGAGTAACACTAGCCCTAACAGATGAAATCGTTGTTATCGGAACTCGGTTCTATGTAAAGGCAGAAGTTGTTCTAACAGATTGGATAACAAGAGAATCCATCAGTACAGTTGCTTATGCAAGAGAAGATGATTCTAAAAAAGGTATGGACGGTAGCCAAATTACAGGTAGTTGTTCATCATACGCTCGCAAATATGCTTTAAACGGTCTGTTCAATATCGATGATACAAAAGATGCAGACACAGACGAACAACACGAAGAAATCCAAAACAGAGAAAAGTCAAATAAGAAAACAGGAACTAACATTCCAGAGCCGACAATCACACCGAAAATGCCAAAGGTAAAAGCGCCGAAGAAAACAGAACCGAAACAAGGCATGACAAATCAATCACCGCTCACACCTAAGACAATGCAGCGAGTGATTAAAGCACAGTCATTATTAAACGGTCTGGGTGTCGGTTTCCATCGTGGAGAATCTGATTACTCGCAGATTGTATCGATGTGTGGAGTAGAAAAGACAAGCGTGGATGAACTAAGTGAAGAAGAAGCAAAAGCGTTATTAAACGATGCTTACTTACCACTATATGAAGAAAGGAAAGGAAGATAATCATGCAGTTAGTAAAATACGAAAACGGTCAATTAACAATAGCGCAAGAAGCCATGCAGAAAATCGCACAGGTAAACGCTATGAAGAAAGAAACTGAAAAGCTAGAGAAACAAATCAAAAGCGAAATGTTAGATGCTATGGAATTGTACGATATTAAGACGATTGAAAACGATTATTTCAAGGCAACATATATCGAAGAAAATACAAAAACGGTAGTCGATACCAAGGCATTGATTAAAGACGGTCTGTATCACAAATACTCCAAAGAAACACCAGTCAAGGCAAGTGTGAGAATGACATATAAGGAGAAGAAAAATGATTGATCAGAAACGAATTTTAACTTTGAATATCCGAAAGTACATGCAAGCCAATGGAATCAAAATGAAAAACATGGCAGAAAAGATGGGATTTAAAACCACTCAATCTTTACAAAATATTCTGACAGGGAGCGCAAACCCTTCATGGGTATCGCTTATCGCATTATGCAACGCTACAAACGTTCCTTTACAAGATTGGTTTTCACCAGATGCAGAAATCTTCGGATTAGAAAAACCAGAAGCACAAGAAGCGAATAACAATGACTTCCTATCTGATTTAAAGGCATACCAACAGGAGCAGACAGAGGACGACAAAGTCAAAGTTATTTTCGGTAAAGATGAAAGATACATCGAATTTAACAATAAGAAAATTCCTACAAGCGACTTTGACTTCTCAAACATTACGGCAAAGTACGGAGAGATTGTCTTAACCGTAGATGTTCTAGTTGATGTAATCGAGAAACGGCATGGCACTACTAATTAAGGATAAAGGACAGTACATCGTTGATGGTATAGACATAGGAAAAGTGAATGAACTCTACCTAGAAAATGGAGGGGTACTAGATGTAGACGTGAAGCTGATTGATAGACGTTTCATGTCTACATCGCAACGCAAATTTATTTTCGGACTATGTAAAGACATATCGGAGTACACCGGCGATTACAAAGAACAAGTACGACTAGAAATGATGATGCAGTACGAGGACGCAAACAATCTAACCATCGGAACGCTGAAAGCATACAGTATGGCAGAAGCAAACGGATTGATACAGTACATCATCAATTACATGATCGCAAACGAAATACCTATATCCGGCAAGGCGGTTGCTGAATATGGCTACACGTGGACAGAGAAACAATGTTACATCTTATGTCTTAAAAGAATATGTGTTGTCTGTGGTCAAAAGGCGGACATCCACCACCACGAAAACATCAATAGACGTGGTTTCAGAGATAAGGTATCTCACATTGGTTTACACGCTATACCACTATGTAGAAACCATCATATAGAAGCACACAACATGGGAAGTCAAAAATTTGTAGAGAAATATCACATTACACCATGCGTTATAGATGAAAAAATGGAATGGTTCATCAAAAAAGGTGTGATTAAAGAGTTTGAAGAAACGGAGTGATTGAATGGCAGATAATCAAAAATATTACTACATGAGATTGAAAGACAATTTCTTTGAAGATGAAACAATCGTTATTTTGGAATCAATGCCAGACGGTTATTTGTATTCCAATATTTTATTAAAACTATATCTCAAAAGCGTTAAATCAGAGGGCAAGCTGCTTTTCAATAATATCATTCCTTACAGTCCTCAAATGATCTCAACACTAACAAGACATTCAGTCGGTGTAGTAGAAAAGGCATTGAAAATCTTTCAAGACATGGGATTGATTGAGGTCTTAGATAACGGAACTATCTATATGTTAAATATTCAATCTTATATAGGTAAGTCGTCTACTGAAGCAGACAGAAAACGCAATTACAGAAACAAAATTGATAGTGAAAAAGCTGAGTTGGGACATTTGTCCTCAAAATGTCCACCAGAGATAGAGATAGAGTTAGAGAAAGATATAGAGATAGAGAAAGAGAAAGAATATATTGTCGATTTCAAAAATGAAATCAACGAAATAATCGCCTATCTCAATCAAAGAAATGGTTCACGTTACAAGGCTAGTACCTCAAAGACACAATCTCTTATCAAAGCTAGATTAAAAGAAGGATATACAGTAAAAGACTTTTATACGGTAATTGACAAGAAGTGTACAGATTGGAAAGGTACGGAATACGAAAAATTCCTAAGACCAGAAACGTTATTCGGAAACAAATTTGAAGGTTATCTCAATCAGAAAATCAGAGGTAATAAGCAAGATGTATTTGGACAAGTGCTAGAAGGGAGTGTGACCATCCATGACACAACAGGAAACGGCAATGATTCTGAAGATGCTGAAGGTCTACTATCCTTACCATTTTAAAGATTTAAGTACAGATGAACAGGTGCTAATGCTAAGACTATGGGAAAACACTTTTAAAGACGAGCCGTATAAAAAGGTAGTCAATGTGATTAATAAGTGGGTACTGGAAAATAAATATATGCCTACTATTGCAGAAGTAAAAGCAAAATTACCACCTTTACAACAGATACAGACAACCGATGTATGGCATAAACGCTTTGGATATGGTAGCGATCCTATCTATTATGACGATGATTTTTCGGAACGTGTGATATGGGAAGATGTGCCTAAAGATATAAGAGATAGAATGCAATACCATTGCAATCCAAAAGATTATGAAGAATACAACAAAGTAGCATCATATATACATGAGAAGTGGGGAAATCCAGTAAAGATTTATACAGATGCAGATATGGAATTTTTGAAAGGGAAGACGGTTACATGGAAGAACGAACTTTCAACGCAAGCGCAGTAGTCGCATATCTTGAATCACATTACAACCTTAAATTTGAAAAGGAAGAACCACGAGCCTCAAACTTTGGGCTATTCGATAGTTACAAGACCATCTATGACAACCGATTAGAAATCACAATTGACGATGGTGAATTTATAAACGGTGGCAAATATGTAGGATTCAACACGTGGGATAAAAAAGAATTAGGCGGTGTAGGAATACCGTGTGAAGATATGGAATTGATATTGAAATACATTGATAGATTCGGAATCGAAAAGAAATCCGGATATGAACAGTTGACTTTATTTTGAGGTTTGAATATGGCGAAAGAATACATTGAATTAATTAGATGTAAAGATTGTAAACATTTTGACGGTTATTGTTGGTGCCACAAATTCGGACACGGCATCGGAGAAGATGATTACTGTTCCAGAGCAGAAAGAAAAAGGAATCAACAAGGAGATTAAATGGAAAACGATTACATAAAATTAGGTGATTGTAAAGCGTTGATAGACAAGTTGCCGAACAAGAGTATTGACTTGATTGTAACCGATCCTCCGTATCGCTTTGAATCAGCCGGGGGGGGGGTTCTATGCTAAAAACAAAAGCACTAAAAGAGTATACCTACAATCACTAAAAGATTTGAATTGTTGCGATTTTGAACCGAAGGAATTTTTAGACCTTTTGAAACCGAAGATGAAAAAATTCTATGGATATTTCTTTTGTAACAAAACGCTAGTCAAGGACTACATAGAATACGCAAAAGATAACAAGATGATTTACGACATACTGGTTATGGCAAAATCAAACCCTATACCATCATTCAATAACCATCATCTTTCGGACTTAGAATACATCATCATGATAAGAGAAAAAGGAACGTATTTTTCCAAACACAAGAACATAGATGATTTTAGAAAATTCTACATAACGAGTTGCAAAAAGGGAGTACACCCATCACAAAAGCCCGTTGAATTGATAGAACGCTTTATATCTGTATCATCACAGGAAGGCGATACAATACTTGATCCCTTTATCGGAAGTGGAACAACGGCACTCGCTGCACTTAATAAGCAACGACACTATATAGGTTTTGAAATCAATGAAAAATATTTCAATATCGCACAAGACAGATTAAAGGAAATGAACAGAAAAGAATTGACGTTATTCTGATATGAAAGCAACAAACAGATTTTGTGAATTTGATGTTATGGGAGCAGACAAATATGTAAAACGTTTGTTTCCTAATGCAGATTACATGGTCATAGAAGATAGCTATGTAATGGTACTGGAACAATCGGATGAAGAACACGACAAGAGTACAGATTACCGATATTACGACATCAACGGAAAACAGTACGTATCTGTCTATACGAATAGCTATGACTATCTTAAAAAGAATTACAGACCAAAGAAGAGATATGAACAAATGACTTTGTTTTAGGAGAAAAGATGAAGCAGTATTGCAGATATTGTGCTTTCTGTTTCGATCTTGGAGATTGGTTTGGGTGTAGTAATCATCCAAAAGGCGAAGAACCATACATGACTAGAAGTCGGATAAACAGAGAAAACAATTGTCCCAATTTTGCTTTATCTGATTTAGGCGACATTGAAACGGGCAAGCAATATAGACCACGAAAAGGAAAAGCAAAAAGACACAGATTCGATAAATCGGAACAGTTATCAGTATTTGATTTAGAGGAAAGCAAAAATGAATCAATGTGAGAAAATAATTGACTACATTAAAAGATACGGAAGTATCACAACGTATGAAGCCTTTAAAGATTTAGGAATCACTAGATTATCTAGCAGAATCCACGACTTAGTTTTAAAAGGCTATGACTTTAACAGACAATCCGTCACGACTAAAAATCGTGATGGAGAATCTGTTACATTCACACGATACACACTGAAGGATGGAAACCATGATTGAAGTAGGCGACATTGTTAAATTCAATCGTATCTCATCATCTTACGAGTATCAGCTAATGTCGGAAGTAAAAAGGAAAAACAAGACAGACTACATCGGAGAAGAAGGTACGGTAACATCGGTTACATATGCAGATGATGAACCGACAAATGCAGTTGTAGATGTGATGTTTAAAGACGGTCAGAAATGGTGCTTTGAGAAACAACAATTGCAAGTGGTAATACCGATACAAGACGTTAGGGATAAGCTATCACGTAAGGTTATGTGTATCGAAACAGAAGAAATATTTGATAGTGCAAGAAAAGCCGGACGTAGTATCAAAGTAACACCGGCAGCGATACGGCAATCATGCAGAACAGGTGGAAAGCTGAAAGGAAAACATTGGAAGTATGTTGATAACGTTTTATGAATTGTTAGGTATGATCCGAAACGGAACTCAACCAAAGAAAATTAAACTCAATGACAGAGTATTTGAATGGGATGAAATATACAGTTCATACAGAAGTGATTATTCATTTTTAACCGTTTATTTAGGCTATTCAACAACGGATGAACAGATAGCAAATAGTGAATGTATAGAAATAGAGGATGAACAACATGAGTAATACTGTAACCGTAAACACGTGTACAAAACATTGTGTTAAAGAATGTCCGTACTTTGAAATCGAATGCAATACATTTTACTCGGATATGTTAGGGCATAAATATTACGCTTGTACACACCTTAATATATGTGAGAAGGCATTAGCACTTAAAGAAAAAGAGGAACAAGAAGAACCAAAAGAACCAAAAGAACCAAAAAAAGAACCAAAAGAACCAAAAAAAGAACCGAAATCAGATGCAGAAAAATTCATTGATAATCTTCTGGAAACACTTGTATTGAGAAGTAAAAGCCTTGAGTTTACAGATATGTGGGCTATAAGTAATACAATGTTAGGTTATGTTGACGGCAAAAAAGCCATGATAAAAGACGTGATAAAAATAATTGAGGAATACAAGGAGAATAAATGAAAACTTTATTGCTAGTGATCGGAGCATATTTAGTAGGACTTTGGATTGGTTATGAAATCGGAAGTGCGCCAGTACACAATGATTGGGATTGATATGGATATACTAATCGGAGCATTAACAATCGTAACACTACCTTTAATTGGTTATTGGCTATTGATAAAGGTTGTCGAATTGGCTGAAAAACCAATTAATCAGATACGAAATCAGCAAAAAGCAATTGAAGAAAGATTAAATGAAAAGGAGAGAAAATATGAAGTTGAAAGAATTAATCAAAAAACCATGTAAAGAATGTGTGTATTACCACGAAGAAAATAATACGTGTCAATCAAAAAAAGTTGCGACAGGCGGAAGTGGTTATATTACCGTTTCCGATAGATTGTTTTGCAAACCACGCAAAACAACGATTAAACAGGAAATGTGTAAACAAGCACAATCAATATGTAATCACAATTGTGAAAGTTGTGCGTGGGGAGAGGTAGAAGAAGAATGAAAGAAGCAGAAAATTGGGAAAGATTTTTAGTAGACTATGGCTTTATTCCGTCACGAAAAGAAAGAATAATACGATGGCTTATAGCACTCACAATAAATATTGTTTGGTTGTTCTTTGTGTATAAATGCTTTGAAAATAAAAACTATCCTTTAGGTATTGTGTTGTCTATTGCTTACATAGGATGGAAGATTGTCAAAAGAGGGAATGATTAATGATATACAGTCTTGTGATGATAGCACTTGATCTATACGGACTACACTTAATTCAAGTGCAATTGGATAACGGAAAAGACACAACGGCAATTGTTCTATCAATACTTATGGTTGCATGGCAAATAGCAAAAGGAGTAGCGAAACTGGATGGAATTAAAAGAAATGAGCCGTGAAGAATATTTGAACGGACTAAAAGAAGAAATACTAGACTACGGTATTCTCCAAGCGATACAGAATCGATGCCAAGAAATATTTGAAACGGTAGTATTTCCAATACACGATACCGAAAAAATGTACATCGTCGAAATGCTAAATGAGATTGAAGACATAGTATCTTTGGTAGAAAGCGAGAAAGAAAATGGATAATCAAGATAAGGAATATATGGAATTATTTATCAAAACGGCAGCCGGAACTGTTCCTTTTAAAGGAATAAAGGAAATGCACTTTGATTTAGTCGAGGACTACTCGAACAACCTAAAAGAACTAAAAGGATTGACAGAGCCTTGTAGCTTTGAAGCGAGTGTAGAAATGGATTTGGAAACGCTATGCAAAGTAACGGTAAAAAACGGAGATCAATTCTATAAGGACATGAAAGAGTTACACACAATCGCAAGCACAATGCCGTTTGTAGTGTTTAGTACAGTATTTGACGAATTAGTGGAGAAATACAATGTTCCATGGCAATTTGCTTTAGGTGTATTAAATAGATTGCACGAACAGGAAGAACAGGAAATAAAGAATGAAAGATAAGATAACGCTTATTTGTCAGATATTGGAAGAACACTTTGGAGAGCCTTGTCAATACGATGGAATTGATAACTATATGCATAACAACAAAGAGATTGACAAGTTGTGTGAAAAGGTATGCGGTGATGTGAAACCGTGTGAATGTTGGAGAGTGTATTTGATGCACCGAATTTTTATGAATGAAATTACGGACGGACTAACAACGATAGGAGAGAAAAAATGAAGTGGATTTTAACACAAAGAGAAGTATTGATTAATGCTGAAACAATCGGAACGGTACACGTTTTAAAGAGAAGAACAAAAGATAAACCTCAATATGCAGTAGTGGCAGATTTAAATTATTTTGATGATGAAAGAGATTATATCTATTTAACAAACGACTTTTGTATTGAAGAAAACGCTGATGATGTGTTCAAGCAAGTTGTTTCATGGTTAGTGAATGATAAGTCGAGCGATTTATTGGAAATGGACAGAGTAGTAAACGAGTGGTAATGGAGAACAGAAATGATTAAAAATGAAATTGAAAATAGTGTAAAGAAAATCGGTGCAATGTTAGATATGCAGACAGTTTTGAATGATGCAATTATGAAAGAAAAGGGATTGACTTTCGGTAACGGTAAATTCAATCCAGACACTTTAATAAGAGCAATCATCGATGAAGTTGGAGAATTGAATCATGAACTCAAGGCTACATGGTGTTGGTGGAAAGATACACAAAAGCCAGTTGACAATCTGAAAGTGCTAGAGGAACTAGTCGATGTTTGGCATTTTGTTCTAAGTAAGCATTATCTGGTTGATGTTCCGAACGGACGACAAGGCGATATAACAGCTTTATTTTTAAACGGAATAAAAACATCAAGAGAAGATATGCTATACGGAAATGATCCAGTCGCTGAATTTTTTGAACTTCGCTATGAACTAGATGATGTTATCGCATTGACTTTTAGCCTAGGATTTGACATTGACGATGTATACGATATGTACATTACGAAGAACAAAATCAATTTTGAAAGATTGAAAAATGGATATTAAAATATTGCCATGAAAAATTTAGATTTACTTTTATTGCTTGTCAAAGAGAAGCAAAAGACCATCAAATATAGAAAACGGTCAGCTTCTCTAGCTATGGAGAATGTAAAGCTGAAACGGCAAGTGTTCGCACAAAGAGTAAAGATTGACAAGTTATACGGAGAAAAAACAAGCATTAGATATAGGAGTAATGTTAGATGAAGAAATACACAATTACATATATTGATCCCATCGGAAATATCTTTGTAAAGATTGTAAAGGCGGAAAGCAAAGGAAAGGCACTGAACGCTTTATATGAACTTTACATGGATAAAGGAAATATTGAAATCACAAATATAGATAGCGAGGAAATAGAATGATTAATACAGTAACACTAGTCGGAAGATTGACAAAAAATCCAGAATTGCAGCGAACACCGAATAACAATACAGTTTGTCAGTTTACACTTGCAGTAAATAGAAGAAAGCCAGACGACCCTACCGATTTTGTACAGTGCGTAGCGTGGAATAAGTCAGCAGAAAATCTATGTCAGTATATGTCTAAAGGTTCTTTAATCGGACTAACAGGAAGAATCCAAACTAGAAGCTATGAGAACAAGCAAGGAAATACCGTATACGTTACGGAAGTCATGACAAACGACATTGTTTTCTTAGAGCCTAGAAAGCAAAATCAGACACAAAATCAATATCAGCAACCACAATATCAGCAGAACGATTATTCTCAAAATAACGCACAATACGAGCAACAGAGTAAGATTTTAGATATTGATAGTGATGATTTACCATTCTAAAGGAGAGAACATGCAAACGCTTAGAACAGAAGATAATTTTTTAATCAATTTAGATCAAGTAAAGTATTTTAGATTGCATTCAATAACTGATTTCTATTATGAAATTTATGTTCATATGGACGATTTTGTAAATACGGTATACACAATCTGCGACACCATTCCAGAAGCAAAAACAGAAGTGGAATGTCGTAAATATGCAAATGATGTTTTCAGAAAATTCCAAGATTGGGTAAGCGATGATTTTCACGTATACGATATTTCGTGTTTTAAAGAATTTTTGTTTGAAGGCGATGATGATGGCGAACTTTACAATTGGTTTTGTGGCAATGCTAAAGGAGAACAATTATGCGAGTGGTAAACGTTGATAAAGATATGGTGTTTTACTACCTCAAAGACAACGAAAACGTCTATGCTTTTGATACTGAAAACGATGATGTCGAAAATTTAACGGACGAAACAGTATATGAAATTCATGAAATTTTAAATAATGATAAATATGTATTTTTTATGATAAGGGAAGATGATTAATGAAGTCTAAGAACAGAGCAGAAGTAACAGGATCGCTATACTATTTTGAAGAACTAAAGAATGGTAGCGTTAAAGGCACTTTAAGATACTATACTGAACGAAAAGTAGGTAAACCGTATGAAAATATACGGTTTATCGCTCCGTCTAAAATAGCTAGTATTGTGACAGGACTAGCTTTACATACGACAATCAGAGTAAAAGGAATGTTACGTGATGATGGAGTAATACTGGCAGATAAAGTGATGTTAGCTAGTGATTCTAATAGCAAGATGGAGAACGCTAAAAATCGTTTTGGATATATGCCGGAGGATGAATTACCGTGGTAAATAAGCTAAAGACGTACATGCACAAGGCACTAAAAAATTACGACAGAGAAGAATTAATAGATATGTTAGCAATTCTTTTAGCAGATAGTTTCGCAAGAGAATATTCCTACATTCATAACGGAGCGAAGAATGATCGTGATTTGTATTTAGGAATGCACGTGTATCTTTGCGGAAAGAATGCGAAGAATGCAGAGTATTCTAAACTCTTGTCAAGATATATTAACTTTATTACTGATGCTTTAAAAGAAGAAAAAGAAAAACACAGTGTTAGTAAGGAGAACTTGAATTGAATCTAACACAGATTGAATCGGAGAAGTTATGGCAGATACTGAAATCATATCATCTGGTCGTAAATGAAATAAAGATTTACCAAGGAATGTATGATAGTTTTCAAGAGAAAATCGAAAGCATTCAAAAGCCAAGCGCAGTAAGATTTGACAAAGAAAAGGTAACAGGAACACCGACACCGAAAGACACGATAGTCAATGCCTTGTATTCGGAGCAGATGGAAATAGAAGAAAAATTGAATGATGCAAAGGCGAGAAAGGCAGCCATTGAGGAATTGTGTTCCTTATGTAGTGAAGAAGCACAAGTATTCATTGAGGACAAGTTTTTCTTAGGTACAAAATGGTACGACATGGAAACGAAATATCACTACAATATGGGAACGATACGGAACAGAATTTTTTCCGAACTAGAGCATATTGTAATGATGAAACAGTATGACCATCAGACAAGCGTAAAAAAGCATTTAAGGCGAATTATGACAGGGGAATAAGTTTATATTCCCTTGCCATGAGTTTTTGAAAAAAGGCACTTTAAGACAGGAGAGAAAGTGAATGAAAGAAATTCTAGTTAAGTACACCAACGGAGATGGATGGTATCATTCTAAATTGTTTCAGTGTAAGGAATGTAAATATTTTGACGGAGAATATTGCCATAGTGAAGATTTGAATTTATGTTTAGAACCCGAAGGTTTTAGCGGAGCGCTTTTTTGTCCTCCAGAAGATTTCTATTGTAAGTATGCTAAAGGAGAAGAAGAATGAGTGAAGCTATTGTTGATGTCGATGATTTAATCATTTACAGAACAGATGGAATTGAGACAGGTGGAGTACGTGAATCGGTATTGTTGCCGTTAAAAAGCGTAAAAGGCGAATTAATCAGATGCAAATATTGTAAGTGGTGGCAAGATAAAACTGCGTACAGAGATTATCCTATATGCGTTGACTATGGACGTGAAATGAAAGCAGAAGATTTTTGTTCAAAAGCAGAGAAATACGGAGAAGAAAAATGAGAGAAGTAATCATTGGAATTTTAAGCACCGAAGAAATAGAAGCTGAAACTAAATTTTCTGAAACCGAAAACGGAGTTAAAGTAGAATCTCCATTTATGTATCGGAATATGGGAGAATTAATCAGATGCAAAGATTGTAAGCACTATGATAGTGAACATGAGGTGTGTTGTGTTTATGTATCATATCGGTTTACGAAAAATGCTGACGATTATTGTTCAGATGCAGAAAGGAAAGAAGAATGAGAAAGTATTTTCTTGAAGATCCAATCCATCCGAAAGGTGGTATCACAATCAATGTAAAGGATGACCATGATTGTGTATTCTGCGACCATTGTACAGATGTCTGGTGGGACTATTCCAATCTGATTTACATGATTTTTTGCGAAGAAGAACACGACCCATGGGATAGACCATGTAAGTTTTTTGTAGAAACGGAAAGAGAAGATGAATGAAAATAAGTTTTTTCGAGTTAATGTGTTTATGGCATGAAGGAAAGAAACCAAAAAAGGTTATCTATAAAAACAGAATTTTTTCCTTAAACAGAATACTCAATGACTATTGTTATAACGGTTCGCATTTGGTTAGGGAACTTTCGTTCGATTATTATTTTTTTGGTTTCATGGATAAAAAGGTACTTGAAATAACAGATATAGGAGAATAAATGGCAGAAGAAAGAATGATTAGAATAATGTTATCTGATTCAAATGGTAATCATCTTGCCAGATGGATTGAAAAAGAACAATTAAGAAAGTTATTGAATGCATTAGATGGTACTGTTCGTCTTTTAGATGAAAGCTATGAAAAGTCGTATGTAATCGTGTTACGCAATTTGTTAAAAGAAGCATTAATTTATATGGGAGTTGAACAATGACAGATTACGCAAAAATTGTAACCGCAGTAGCAATTTTACTAGGTTTTATAGCTTTAACATACGTTATTCTGTATGAGAAAAAGGCAACACAGTTTGATAAGTTTTTTGAACAAACGCAAAAAAGAATAAGTTTTTTGCAGAGGGAATATGCGAAAGTTTTTGACGACAATCAAAGGTTGATACAGAGTAACGGTATTCTGGAACAACAGAATAAAATTTTAGAAACACAACTGGATATACTGAAAGAAGGTATAGGGAATGAAGAAATATCCTAGCGGAAGTGTAGAAATGTACAACATGATAGATGAAGCGAAAGTTTTTCTATCAGATTGTTTCAAACGGAATAAGCAATATGTCAATGTCGAAACAATGTCATATGAAGAAATGATATGCAGATTGTATATTGAATGTGATAATCTGTTAGTTAGAAACGATGATTTGCAGCGACAAGTGAATTACGCTAAACAGAATGAAGCAATAGCACAAAATGCAGTCAAGACAATTGATGAAGCATTCCAGATAGCGAAAGTAAAGATAATGGAGAATTATTTTAAGGAAGTCGGAAAGACGGAAGAATACGGCAAAATAGGATTGAATGAAGCTAAATATTCAACTGACTATATCGCCGGATATGCCACGGCAATAGGTGATCTGAATAAGTTTTTGAAAAGTGGAGAATAAAAAAAGAAGCCAGTCATTAAGACCGGCTTTTTTATTTTTCAATTCCTAATTCACGATACAATTTTTTCTCTTGTTCTCTTGTATCTGGAAGAAAGTAATCATATTCTTTGTTATCCCACTTGTAAAGTTTTACAAGCCAGTTACCGTCTGGAAGTGTGATTTCAAAGATAAGTTGATCGAAAGATAATTCTTTGAAGAAATGTTTTAAGATTTCGGAAAATTGTTTTCTAGTAAATTTATCTCCATTGATAATGCCATCGGTAGTTAAATCGTAAATTTGATTAATGGTTTCGTTTAATGTCATGTGTGTTACCTCTTTTCTAAATTTTTGTTCCGTCCGGAAATTCAAATTGACATACATACTTGCAGTCTAAAATCTCTGCAATAAGTTTTAATTCCTTGTCATTAAAGGTTTCTCTGTTAAGTTTTGATGCTAAACATTGTCTAGTTGTTCCCATACGCTTTGCGAGTTCTGCCACGCTCATATTTTTAAATGCACATGCAGCTTTAATTTGTTCTTTTTTCATTGTGTTTAACCTCTTTTCTGTTATAATGGTATTGCCTAATGTAGTGGTTAGGTTGTCATGTGTTGGTGTCGGAGTAGTTAACCGGCACCGTTTTTTATTGTTCTCCAAGATAATCAAGATCATAGTTTTTCATTTCATCATCTGTAAGTTTTCTGGAGTAGTAAAGAATATTCCAGTAGAAACGATTGTATTTCTGTTTTGGTTCTTCAAATCTTTCAAAGTCTTTAGGTTGTGCGCCGATACCGGCAGGTCTTAATCTCATACCGTATTTGTAAAGTTTTTCCATAAGTTTTACATTCCTTTTCTATTCGTTCCAGTCATAATAACTTCCAATTGGGTTTTTGTGAAAATCCAGAATGTTTATGCTACGCATATAATTTCTTTTTTCTTCTAAGTTTTCTAAAAAACCATATTCACAAAGGATAGCACCGGCAGGGATATGGAAATCATCAGCCATGAAAGCTACTGGTTTAGATGGATTGATTGGATGAGATGCGATTATATCCAATACATCAAATACATCTTCGATAATGATAATATCGTTGTCAATGGCAACAAATCCATCATAATAGAATGTTATCGTTAAATCGTTAATATCTAAGTATTGCAGTAATGGTGAAGAATCGTAAATCAGTTCAAATAATTCTTGATCGTTGTTGTGTGTCATGTGTTTATACCTTCCTTTTCTAAAATTCTCTAATGAATATAACTTCATTACATTCCTTTTCAATTCGCTTCATCCAGTTTTTGAGTTTTCTTTCCGTGAAATCTCTTTCATCCCACGCTTTCCAGACTTGATCTTTTGTGCTGGCGATAATTAAGTTTGCGAGTTTTTCAATTTTAAATGTTATCATGTGTTTATACCTCCGTTTTCTATATGGTACTAAATAAGTTTTAGTATGTCAATAAATATTTTTACAAATTAATAAGTATTTTATTAAAGTGTGCAGAGTTTAACGGCACTCTGCGAGCCGTAAGTTTTTAGTATCTAGCAATAAATCTATCTTCTTTGTACTCATCCCATTTAACATGATAGTTTTTAGTAGATAATAAGTGATCGTTTTCTTCGTGGAATTTTTTAAGTTTTTCTAAGTATTCAATTTTTGCAGCCTTAATACTTTTGGCGATATTCAAATACTCATCAGCCGTATAAATAGATGGTATTTCATCCGGCAACTTATAATCTTTTCTAAAACTCATTTTTTTATCATCATTCCATTTATATTCTAAGTAATAAGTTTTAGATACACTGGCATAGATACTCTTTTTAAAGTTACATGCGATAGTCATTTTGTGATAACACTCTGTAGTGTAAATACTTAAATTTAATTGGTCGTAACAATTAAAGTTTTCATCGTTTGTTAAGTATTCTGTTAAAGTTTTTTCGAGTTTAGCAAGATTTCTTTTGAAAGTGCGCTCGCCTTGTAAATTGTTTTCCAGAATAGCTTTAATGGAGTAGTAGTCTAAAAGTTTTTCCATATCAGAATAGTAGAATACAATGGCTTGATCAATTGTGTTAATTTCATTATCTAACTCATTTTCTTTTAAAGTTACTTGTTCATACTCTGCATCTGTTTTCTCAAACCATTTCACGAATTCATCCGGCAAGTTGCCTTTATTTTGTTCAATTTTTCTTTTAAACATCGGCATGTTTAACTCTTCACTTTTTTTCTGCATTTCAGCCTTGATAGTTTTCATTCTGGAATTAATCAATTCCTTTTCAGTAAGCAAGTTTTTTCTAATCATAGTTAAGTTTTCATGTGTTTTTGGCATAATATTTTATCCTCCGTTTCTGCCTTGTTGTCTTTACACAACTATTAAGAATCAAAGTTTTTTTGATTCCTAATAGCTACATAAAGTAGCTAGTTTTTATACAAGTTTAAACCATGTTTTAGGAATGTCTTTTTCTATATATTCTCCGTATTGATTGCGCTTTTCAATTCCTAATAAAGTTTGTACCGGACTATTGATAATAGCTATACAATTATCTTTTAAAGCCTTGTAATCATCTGTATTAAATGAATCATAATCTCCATCATTCCATTTAAAGAACACTTTGTATTTATCGCACTGTTTAAAGTTTGTCATGTTTTTTGTCCTCTTTTCTATTAAGTTTTTGCGGAGTTTTAAGGCACTCCGCAGACCTTAAGTTTTTTATTGTGGAAGTGCAGCGAAAGCCTTTGATGTATAAGTTTGGCGACCGTACTTTTCATAGATTTGACTCATTGTTAAATGTCCTTTTTTTCTTCTCTTTGAAAAGCCGTTCATGTCTTTATACCATGCCTTTTTATTTTTGGAGTATCTAAAGCCTAACTCTTTTAACTTGTCTTTATGGAAGTAAGTTTTTCCGGTGATCCATAACCATGAACCGCACACGTCAATGTTCAATCCATCCAAAGGCATTAATTCATTGATTAAGTCAATATAATCAGATGCAGTTTCATCGGTTGTGTTTTCGGTTTCTGTATTGCCAGATTGATTAGAATTGTAAGTTTTCTGTTTTTGCGAGTTACGTTTACATCTTTCAAAGTGCTTTTCATACAGATTATTAATTGCCTGCATCTCTTCATTTGATCCGCCCTTATCTGGATGATATTGCATAGCGAGTTTACGATATAGTTTTTTAAGTTCTTCTAATGTAGTGCATTGTTTAAATAAGTTTTCAAAGTTTGTCATGTTTATTTTCCTCTCTTTTCTATGGTTGCTATTTATAATAGCTTTAAAGAATCAAAGTTTTTTCGATTCCTTAAAGCTAGCATAAGCTAGCATTTTTTATTTAAGTTTTACAATCAATTCAATATTTCCGTTATAGTATCTATAAATTTTTTTAATGTAGTTTTTAAGTTTTCTACTTGTAAACTCTGTTTGATCCCATGTTTTCCATACAGTGCCGGAAGTATCTAAAATCATTATTAAGTTTGAAACCTTTTCAATTCTGAATGTCATAAGTTTTTTACCGTCCTTTTCTATTTGTTATCATCTAAAAAGTATTGAATGTTTGTGTCAGTGCCTGCACTTGCAGCCGTTACTATTTTCAAGTTTTTAAAATAGTTTTCTACTTGTTCAGCCGTACCGGTATCGTTTAAATAACTCAATGTATAATCTAATGCGTTGTAATCAATATCAAAGTTTTCGATCACTTTATGAAGTTTTTTAATTGGATAAAGCGCAAGCAATAACGCTATATCAATATCCGGATTTTTCCATTTTTCAATCTCATTAGTAAAGTTTTCACTAACATTAGTTAGATATACAGTGTCATTTTCATCAACATAGACTTTAAATAGTCTGTTACATTGAGATTGATAGGATAATAGTAGTTTTTTTGTCATGTTGTTTTTTCCTCTTTTCTATATGCCGGCTTTTAAATAAGCCTTAATAGATTGATTAAGTTTTTTTAATCAGTCCATTAAGCCGTATTTAACGGCATTGTTTAAAACGGTAAATCATCAAAGTTTATATCATCTGTTTTTTGTTCTGCTTGCGGCATGTAAAGGAATGTGCTGCCGGTACGTTTTCCACGCTTGAATGTATCAATAAAGCCGCCGGAAAGGTCTGTCCTTGCGATAACGCTTTTTGATCCCACTTTACAGATATAAACGTTACTATCAAAGTTTACCGATAAATTCCCATATAATTGACTATCTGTATTGGTAAAATTAAAGTATTGAATACTTTCGTGTACATTGTTCAAGTGGTCTTGCGTAAAATGTCCGGTATTGCGTAAATGAACATTGTTATGTGATTTTTTATATTCAATAAACGTATTGAGTTTTTTCGCAATTTGACGACCGTCTAAAGAATCATTAACAGTAATAAATTGATCGTTAACAGTGCCGCCGGCTTGAGTAACTAGTCCTTTTATAAGACTAGTTAACTCAAAATTGCATTTATAACTAACCGTATGATTCTTTCGGTTTCTATATGCTGTTAAATTATCGTTGCTTAAGCACTTGACAAGTGTGCCGTATGTTGTTTGTGTTGTCATGTTTTTAACCTCCGTTTATTTCCAAAAATTTAATTGTGCTAACATCGTGCCGTATTCATCTAAAAGATCCCGTTTTCCGTTTAATTCCATGTAGTGGTCATATAAATAATTTGTATAGTCATCGTTTACACCGGCTTTTAACAAAATATCTCTGTTTGTTTGTGCACAACAATAAGGTTGTAAACCGTTTTCAACGCATAACTCTTGAAGCTTTTTAAAGTAGTAATCCTTTTCATCGTTTACTGTTTGAATCTTGTTCATAAAATCTTGTAATGCCTTTTTTTCTGTTTTTGTCATGTTGTTTAACCTCTTTTCTATCGTTCTTCTATCCAAATAACAGTACTTTTCCGGCTATATATAATCACGTTCGGAAAATAGTTAGATAATTCTTTATCGTATGTATAATATTTAACGATTAATTTAACGTCCGATCCTGTCATCGTTCCATAATCGAATGTTTTTTTACTTGTGTTTTTAATAACCTTATAAAACTTATCGTTTTCAATTTTTCTTTTGGTTGTCATGCTGTTTTATCCTCCGTTTTCTTTTAGGTTTCTACCTTGTGTCTATAAGGTATCATGACTTGTAAAATGTTGTCAACACTTTTTTATACATTAGAATAAACTTTTTTTCGGTTGTAATTTTTTCTTATGTCAAAACGTGACTTTTTTTCATGCGCTTATATGGTATATATATAAGCCGTGTAAGCGTGGATAATGCCGGCATAAAAACAGATCTTAAAACGCAAGGGAAAACAGACAGAAAAAAAATCAATGGCATAAAAAAAACCATTGAAAAAAATACAGATAACAAAACAGAGAACGGCAGCAACCAGAAGAACAATAACATGTATTAAAATAACTAATACGATATGAACAAACAAACCATAGGATATAAAAGGCATATCGTTTTATTTTTGGCATTAAAGACGTACTAAAAACGGCATAACCAATTTAAGACCAAAGTGGACTAAACAGATGGTCATGTCAAATATAATACGTTATACATTTGAGATACAAGTTGTATTGTTTTTGACATAACTAATTTTAAGGGAAAATCAGCAAATTTGATGGTTATGCCAAATCTAATACGTTATACATTTGAGATACAAAACGTTATAAAATCGACATGACTAGTTATAGTCCGGTATGGACTAAAACAAACGTTATGCCAAAGATAGGACATCCTAAGGAATGAACCACCGTAAAGCGTGGAAC